TGACCGCCAATTAGATTGACTGGTTTTAGTCCATAGGGGGCTGATACGGTTGGATAAGCCATATTAAACTCCTAAATAAAATTAACCTTTACCAAAGGTCACCGTAGATTTACGCTCTTTAAAGAGTGGTGCTCTAGGATCACTTTGGCGCATAAAGCTACTGTCTACAGCGTCCATTTGATTTTCCGTTTGCTTTTGATAATAAGCATTACGTTGATCAACAAATTCTTCTGGAGTTTTGCAAAGCAATAGCCCTTGGATCTCAATATTGTCCTTAAAGCGACTATTGGGATCAACTAGCAGTTGAAGTTTGGGTTGTTCTTCAGCTCTTACAGGCTCCCATTTTTCTCTGAGTTTGGCAGAGAGGTTGCGTGGGTCAGCCTGACCAAGAGTTGAAACACGAATCCACCGATACTTATACCCAGCCTGTTTATCAGGCTCAGGTAGCAATTCTGCTGGTGCCCACTGCTCGGGGCGTTCGCTTGTTGCACGAGTATCTAATTCACGAGTAAGTCTGTTTTCAGCCATTTGAAGCCTCCAATTTTTGTTGTTCACGGGCGTACACTTCGGGTGTTAGGCCAAATTTTTTGATGATGGCCATTTGTGACTGCTTTAACCGTACCTGTTTGGAGGACGTTGAGCGGGTCGCCGGAGCTACAACCGTACTTGGCTTTGCTTTGGACGCCGTTTGGGGCTCCTGATCTGGCTCAGCCTGACTACTTTCTTCCATCGTATCAAAATACTCTGGAAATTTTTTGCGCATTGTTTTGTCAATGTGCTTGAAGTACTGATCGCTACCTACGACTTTTGGGCCGTACTCATCAATCAACTCTTCATGTATCCCTACAGCAAAACTGGACATGGCTTTTTTGGAACCATACCAAGGATTTTGGTCCAACCAATCCTGCGTTTTGGCGTCAGTCTTGGGCTGTTGCTGTACTTGGGGTATTTGTACATCATTTTCTTCTTCTTGTAAAGCACTAGGTCTAAATTGTTTTGTCTGCTGTGCTTTATATGTTGCTTCAGAAAGAGCAGTTTGTGACTCAACGATGCGATCCGAATCACCAGACTCAAGCGCTTCTTTATATTCACGTTTAGCCATAGCTAATGTAGTGTCGGCTGCGTTTTGTACCGTCTCGATATAAGTTTTCTCGCCAGCACTATATTGTGCTCTGAGCTGCTTATTCTCTTTATTTAGTTTATCTAAAGCTTCAAAAGCCGCTTGCCGCTCCCGTTCAGCCGTTTCTCTAGCACGCCGCTCGTCGTTCCAGACCTTTTTATATTGGTAAATTCGCTCTTTTTGTGTTTTAGGGTCTAAATCTTCGTTGTCTTCATCAGCAACTTCTAATTTTTTAACGATCTCTTTAGGCATCGGCTTTTGGTCTCGATCCTCTGGAGGAGTGTCGTCTTCAATAATAATTTCTACATCATCTTCCTTAGCTTCTAAGGGTTTACCCTTAGTTTCTTCTGCTTCATGAGGAAATTTAAACTCTTCTTTTTCAAAGTCAGCCATGATTTAGCTCCTTAAATGAATTTACGGGATATGCCACGAGGATCTTGAACAACGGCTTCAACTGAGTCGTCATTAATAATCCTAAACTCTCGCCCATGGATAACAACACGGGTGCCAGCATGTGGTCTAACTAATACAAAATCACCCTCTTTGCACCAAGGTCCGCTTGGGAAGCGAGCCGCATCTTTGTAACAGTCAGGTCCAAGTGCTACCACAAATAAAATTGTGGTTAGTAACTCATCATGGCGACGAGTTTCATCGGACTTAATAATCCCACTTTCAAAGGCTTCTTCTACTTCAGGAATAGCACATAAAATGCGATACCCCGAAGGGTCTGGTAACTGCTTTGCTTTCTCAGCTTCTGTTGCCTCAAAATTTACTACTCCTACGATTTGTGGTTTATTGGGGTTTGATCCAATAAGAATTTCACTCATCTGAGTTCTCCATCTTTTGTTTCAGGGCCAGTATTTCTTGTCGTGCAAGGAGCAGCCCGTGAATCTCCCCACACATTCTTTGGTAGTCGGCAAAGTCTTTGGCTTGCCCACTTGATACCCAATCTCTTCTAGATTCCACATCTTTATCTAACCCTTGTACTAAAACATCAGCTGCGTCCATTATTGTCCTTTGCGTTGTTGCATTTGAGCTTTAGATTTGGCTAGATCAATACCTAACTTGGCGCCTATTTCTCTTTCTTTTGCTTCTCTATTTTTAGCATCTTCATTAACTTTAATCTGGGCATTCATACCAGCAATCTTCTCTAAAGACTCAATCCGATCACGTTCAATCTGCAATTGATCGGCTTTACCAGCAGCATCAGCGGCAAGTTTTTTAGTTTTGAGCTCAAGTTCGCCTTGTTTAATAGCCAATTCTTGTTGCTGCATTTGAATAAGAGGATCTTGTTGCATTTGCTGTGCTTGCTGCGCTTGGGCCTCTTGTTGATTTCTTTGTAGCATTTGTTGCGCCGCTTGAGCTGCCATTTGAGATATGCGAACTTCCATGTCTTTTGGCATGGCTTTTTCATCAGAGTCATCTTCGTCTGGGTGGAACGGTAAATCTATACCCATTGCCATTTCCATCTGTTTGCGATACTCATAAGCAACGTGTTCATTAATATGCGCCATCATTGCAGCATGCATAGCTTGTGCTTGTGGGTTCTGGCCCACTAACTGCATGATCTTTGGGTCTTGCATAGCCGCCATGTGAACACCAATGTGTGCTCGGTGATCTTGATAATAAAACGCTTTAACGGGTTTCATCATCAAGATGTTCTGATTCTCAGTGATGGGATCCTCGGGCTTCTGATCTTCTGGCAACTTAACTAACTGCTGAGCATTCTTAATACCTAACACGTCTAACATCTGACGATGCAGTTTTGGCATGTTGTATATCTGTGGAGAAGTTTGAGCCAACTGCAGCACTGCTTGATATTGAACAATCTTTTGCGCCATAGTTGCGGCGTTTGGATCAGACACTGGAATGACGTCAATATTGTCATAATCAGATTTTTTTGCTCTTGGTGAACCTTCTACTGGCTCGTAAGTATAAGTATCTGGAGTGTAATCACGAATGATGTCACGAAGTAACTTGAGCTCCTCTTTAAATGAATAGTGGATGCGGGCTTGTACAGCGGACATTACTTTTAATGTACGCTCCAGAATTGCTAAAGTTGTGCCAACAGGTGCTTGCGCACTCATGTCGCTTACTTTCATATCTGCTGCAGAAGCAAAACGCCGTCCTTCTTCAATGATTTGATTCATCAATTGAGCTAGAACTTGACTAGGTTCTTTGTAAGGAAGTGCCATTAAATTGTCTTTAATGGTTCCTGAAGGGACATCTACATCACGAAACTCTCCGGGCGCTATCGGCGTGTCATCACCTTTAACTCGCAATCCACGGGTTTTAAACCCTCCAGGCAGATTTGCCAATGATCCAGCATCAACGAGCTGGCGGAGGATACTAGTACCTGATTTAGCAAATGCCCCGATGAGGTGAATAAGACCAAAGCAATAGAAACCAAAACCGGGAACATAACCATAATGCACAAAATGCGAACGCTTTTTATGATGCTCATCTTCTGGCCTCCAATTACGACGAATTGCAAGAACTGTATTGTTAGCTTTATCTATGGTAACTATATAAGGTAGTGCTATACCAGTAGCTTCTCCGTCTTCTTCATCTTCATAACCAGGAAGATCAAGATCAACTTGCATTTCAAGAATTTTGTAACGATCGTCAGATGTAGCCCTAAAGCCCATCTTCTCAGCAATTTTTTTCTCAACTTCATCAAACGAGTTAACAGGCTCAGGTAAATCAACGTCTCTATAGAATCCTGCAACTTGTAGCTTGCGTAACTCATTTGGAGTTTTACGCATTACATGCGTGACTCGTGGTGAACTAGCTAAATCAGTTGCACCGTAAGGAACAACTAAATCCTCTGCGGGTACAAACATAGATACCTGACGTCCAATACCTGGATCGTAGTACACCTTCTTAAACGCATTGCCTGATAGACCTAAGCCCCAGAGCATACGCTCATGCTCAGGTCGGAACTCTTGCATCACATCTGTTAGCTGATAGTTCATGTCATTAGCAACACGCTCAGCAGCATCTTTCTTTTCTGGGGTCTCTTTGCCAACAATAGTTGTCTTTACTGGACCCGCTGACGGAAAAGTCTCCATGATAGTTTCAGCTTGAAACTTCACAAGTGCTTCAGATAACAATGGGTGATACACCCCACAAGCACCTTCCCAAGGCTCGGTGCGCTCCTCCATATTCATACCTAACAATTGAATACCGTCGACGTATGTTTGCATCCAATCTTTACGTGAGCTAATGTCGTCGTTAAAATCACCAATTAAGTCACCAGCTAGAGACTGTAGTGCATCTTCACTCATGTACTCCGCTAGGTTGGCATCAAAGTCTTTATCACTTGGTTCTGCTTCTTCAATACGCAGAATGGGTTTTCCATCAATACCAATCTCAACTGACTCGGGGTCTTCGATAGAAATCTCAAGTTCTGGCCCTTCTTCCATCATTGGGAGTGCAGCTAACCCCAACGGGGCTTGTGATAGTGCTTTATCTATTGCCATATATTTGCCTATACGTTGTAGTAGCCTTTGTGTCTACTTGACTTAAATTGTTTTGGTTCGTCTTCATAATCAGATTCCAACGATACAAAGCCACCCCTTCTATATCTTAATAGTGCTTGGGTCATTGAGTCCACTAAGTCGTCATGTTCTCCACTAGGAAAAGATGCGGTCTCTTCAACTAACTCATCTGCCCAATGCGTATTAGGAACCCAAACCCTTCCAGATGCAAATATATCAGCAACTGCGTTCAAGCGGGCAATTTTATCACTACCTCTACTTGGAACATATTCTTGAACAGGTATACCCATGGCACGTAACTCAAACACCAGCGGAGCTCCGGAGGCTTTAGCTTCAACAATAAGGGCGTCAGGCTCCCATTCTTTATAGTGTTCCATTGCCTTAGCTTTTAGCTCTGGAAACTCCATACGCTCTTTAAAAGCATTTAACAATATGATGTTTGGTACCTCAAGCCCTCTAGAGTTAGCTTGATAGAACACCCCCCAGGTTGTGCAAGCGCAGTAGTCTGACCTCTGGGTCTTTAAAAACGCTGTATCCCACGACTGGATCATAAACTCACACTGAGGTGGGTCCTCATGCTCCCATATCTGCCACCACTCCCTCTTAATAATAGCGCTAACATCACTTGTAGGCGCCTGCATGTACTGTGCCTGCCATTTGGCACTAGGAAGTTCCGTTTTTAAGGCAGTTAGCTCTTCTAAACTCCAAAAGCCAGGCCATAGTGGCTCCCCATCAGGCAAAATTGCAGGAAATTCAATGACTTCCCACTCTTCTCCAGAGCGTTGCTGAGCTGCTTTGACTACTTGGGCAGTCAAATCTTTCTTAGACCACCGGGTCATAACTACAATAATAGAACCACCTGGTTGCAGACGCTGTCTTGGACCCGATGTATACCACTCATACGTTTTGTCATATACCTCTGGGTTGCTTTCCGCTAGGGTTGCCTCTTGTTCTGAGTGTGGATCGTCAATAATGAGTATATCTGCGCCTTTACCAGTGACCGCTCCACCAACACCGATTGCAAAGTAATCTCCGCCCTTATTAGTTGCCCAACGACCTGCCGCCTTTGAATCTGCTTGAAGCCCAACTCCCGGAAATATTGACTTGTATATGTCTGAGTCGACCAAGTTACGGACTTTTCGTCCGAAGCCCACAGCAAGCTCAGCGGTATGGGAGGTTTGTATAACCTTCTTCTCTGGAAATTTACCCAAAAACCAAGCAGGAAGGAGGTAACTAGCAAATTCAGATTTTGTATGCCTAGGCGGCATATTAATAATAAGTCGCTTGCATTCTCCCTTGGCGACTCGCTCAAACGCCTCTGCCATCTCATCATGATGTGCTCCTTCTATAAAGCTAGGCCAGACTTTTTTAACAAAATCCATGAATTTTTCTTGGGCGTTGTCTTTTTCTTCGTCAACCACCGCTGTATCTAGGTCTTTGAACCACGTTCTGAGCTCTGATTCACCCATATGATCCAAGTTTTGGGCTAAAAACTGCAGTTCAGCTAGGGTTAGCTTCTTTTTTAGGGGTTTTTGAGCAACTTGGGTACTCATTTTTCCTTGACTTCGACGTCTATAACCTCTGTTTGGCTATGTTTTAGCTGGGATAGGCGGGTTTCTGTCTTACTTTTGTTATCAAGCTTTTGCATTTGCATGAGTTGAGCAATGCGCTCCTTAATTGCAGTCTTAAGCTCGTCGCTAGTCTTATGTGTAATGGTGATCTCTGAGCGCTCAGTGAACAAATCCGATGCTTTTCCCAGTAATTCCAAGGCTTTAAGCGCAGTTTTGTTATCTTCGTCCTGGCTAATCTCCATCAAACGATTGACTACAACAGTTCTAACCTGGATCTTATCTGCAACGATTTGCTTCTCATACTCGTTTAAATACCCGCCGATTTTTAGAGCAACGCCTACGTTCTTTAAACCTTTTTCTTCTGAGCTAGGCACGCTAGGTTTGCCATCTGCAGGCTTTAGCCTAGCAATCATTTCTTTTGCTTGGGCATCTTCTTCAGGAGACAAATCATCATCTACCCCTAATTCTTTTAGGAGCATTGCCGTATTGCCAGCAACTTTTAACCGCTCTTCATACGTACTGCCAGTTTGTGGTTTGGCATTAATTGGTATGGGTTTGTCGAGGTTTGGCTCAACATGTATTTGCATACGACCTTGTTTGTGAGGTTACGTTATGCGGAGTGTATCAGTGTTTTGTTATATGTGTAAAGGTGGGAGAAGGTGGGGTACTAGCAGTCATGTATGTGAAGCATGAAAACACCTGCTTTCCCCCTGCTCACGTGAAGAGCATAAAAATTATATACCCCCCGGGGGTAGGAGTCCCTAGAAAAATGATGGGGGGCCTATTCCTATAAAACAAGTTTTGCTGCAGTGCAGTAAAAACAGAGGGGGGTGGGGGGTGTAATTAATATTTAGTTGCCAGGTGAATCAACTTATCT